CAAGCAAATCAGCTATTACTGAAATCAAATTAGCTATAACATCTGTGATAAGGTCAAAAGTGCCAATAATCCCATTGACTGCAGTGTTTGCACCATTTGCAAATGTGCCAAAATCTAAAGCAAACAATCCAACAAACATATCATAAAGAGCTGTAATCACATTTAAAATAGGTTCAATTGCTTTTAATAGGTCATTGAACGAATCTTTAACAAATTTGATACCACCTGCCCAATCAAAAAGCGACTCGCCGCCCTCTTGTGCAGTCATGAAATCATCATACAGTGCCAAAATCGCGACGCTTAGCCCAAGTATCGCACCAAGTGGAGTCGCTAAAAATCCGAGGTTAAATACACGCCACGCAATTAGTGCCGCTGCTAAATACCCTGCCCATCCATCCGTCGCGTCATTGATTCTACTAAGCCCATCGAATATCCTACCAAGTACACTAGACACTACACCTATTAGCCTGCCAAAAAGTTGTAAAAAAGATGATGATAACCTGATTATAAAATCAAGTATTGGAGCTATTGCGCTAACTATTTGTGCGCCGTTGTCCTGAAATTTACGCCTAATATCCTCAAAAGCCCTACCAAGTCGCTCAACACCTTCGCGAACTTTTGGCATTATCTTAACGGCTAGCGACTCCCATAAAGTCGTGAAAAAGTGCCATGTTAAGTTTGCTTGTGTTTTCATAGCTATCATTGATTTTTGGAAGGCTTTAGACTCCTTAATCGCATTATCAAAATCAAACCCAACTGAAACATCATTTTTTGACATCTCATCTTGTATTTTTGCTATGTCGCCAAGTTCACCGTTAAACAATCTTAGTAGTTGTGGGTCAAGCCCCAGTTTTTCCATGATGGTCATCGCCTGACCACGCTGTAATCCTGCAAGTTTGTTTTGTAAATCTGACATAACATCTGTTACGGGTCTTACTTTTCCTGCTGTATCAACTGCCTGAATACCTAGTTTTTCAAGCACCACCTTACCACGCCCGATACCAAGTGCCGCTTCACCAACTACTTTATTCATAGATGCTAAGGCGCTTTCAGCCGCTTCACCACCGATACCAACCATCGATGCACTATCGACAAAGTCATCTATGGATGATGCGGTTGTGTTGTATTTTTGCGCGAGTTGGTCGAGGTCATCAAACCCTTTTGCTACACTTGATACACCACCCACTATCGCGGTAGATGCGGCTACAACTGCAGTACCTAATGCCGCAGCACTTAGTGAGGCGTTTGTTATGGAGCTAGTGAAGTTTCTCAGACCTGCTTCATCTATGTTAAAGCCGAGTCCAACTAGAAACTCTTTGATAGTTTCGTTCACTCCATCCCCTCTCTGTAAAGAATTTCATTATGTGCTTTTACATCTAGTGCATCATTTAATAATGCCACATCTTCAATGCTAATCGTTCCGTCAAGCAAACTTTCATATTTGATAAGCCCGTTCATTACGGGTCTAAGTAACCAATCTTCGCCATTGGGCAAAGATACCCAATCAACACGCCTTTTTGTTTCTACTTCCCTACGCGCAAATCTGACGGCAGGGCGGCTAAAAAACCCGAAAAATTTACCTCAAAAACTTTAGCTGCTATTTGAAGCATCACTGGCAAATCAATATCATCAAACATCAAAGAGTTACCAACCGTTATATTCGACCATCCGTGTGGCGATTGGTCACGCTGTACACTTGCTAGTAATCCGAATAGTATAAAATCTGCATCATCATCTTTTAGATTCCCAATGCCATTAAAAATAGACTCAAGTGCTTTGTCTTTGTCTGTGATGCCTGCCAAAAGTGGCGCGCATCTTCTTACAATGTGGAATTGTTTGGTAGTTGGTAATCTGTTTGCCTTGTAATTAACTCCATTGATTTGAAAGTCCATGTTTACACCTCATGAGTGCCAACACCAAGAACGGTGTCTGTTTTGATTGCGTCAAAATTCCATTCGATAATACCGCCCTCTTTGGCATAAGTGATGGACGGACGCTTCTTAAATGCAACTTTTTGGAGTGTGATGTTGTCGCCCGTTGCAGGGTTTCTAATCGTAATCGTGTTTCGCCCGTGATTTGCAGATGACACGGTGTTCCGCTTGTACATCTCCATGAGTTGCGCATTTGTTGGAGATGTTTTTAACAATCTCACTGTTACCATAGAAGCCTCGGACGCAACAAGAGAGTGCATACCCTGACCATCTGCGCCAATCGTCATGATTGATTTATCTTCAACCGCATCGATAGTGATGCCCTCTTCAGACACCGCCGCGCCTGCACCTAAGTTAATGTTACCGCCAACACCATTGATTGCCGCCGTCACATCTAAAAATGAATATGTTGCCATTATCTACCCCCTTATCTATTTACATTGACGATAATGTCTATCGTGTGGATAGCACCTGCCAACTTTAAAGCTATTTGAATTGGCGGTGACTTTCTAGCCTCTCTATCTGCCTGCGCCTGTAGTGCTAATGGGGGCATATAAATATAATACCCCTCTTTTAACAACTGCCCTCTTTGAAGTTGCCCGAACCCGTCAGCGTTCCAAGTGCCAGCAGCTACAAGCCCATTGTTTACAGACTCATCACACACGCCTGAAATAACTGTTACTATCTGATTTGCCCCCGAATCTGTTTGGGGGATTTTTGTTGTGGATTGATACAACAAATTATAACAAGCGTTTTGAACCGCATCCGAAAACCAGTCTAGCCCGTGAATTTCGTCAAAGTACGCACCACTTGCCATTTGCCCATACTGCACAATGGCTGTGTCGTTGTTGTAGTTCACATAAACGCTACAATTTTTATCTTGTACCGTGAGCGCCTGTGTTTCGGTGAGACTCTCTGCAATCACTCCAGGTAGCGATTTGTACATGAGTGTAATGGTTGATTTGTTAGCATTGAAATCAACCGAAAAAGCGCGTGCAAGTAGTGAACACACGGCGTAATTACTCTTTGAACTATACAATGTAATCGTTCTTTTAAATGCTAGTGCTTTTAATCGTGACGCGATGTCAGTTGTCACGCTTGCATCTAATGTCGTTGTGTTTGTTGCTGTTATGCCAAGCACTCTCGAAACTGTTGTAGCCTCTATGAATGTTGCTACATCGATGAGTTGGTCGTCTGTTGGCATTGTGCTTGACGCAAAAGAAAGACCATACCAATCAGAGCTGATATTGGCAAGAGCAGTTACACACGCAATGGGTGTTTCTACTCCTAATCCCTGAACAAGAGATGTTGCGGTGGTTGATGTAAGTTTAATTAACGCTGAAATATCAACACCTGCACCAGTTGGAGACGCATAAGTTATAAGCGATGCTATACCAGTAGTTGATGATGTAATTCTAAATCTTGACCCGTCCCATGTACAAATACCAGAACCTGCCAATGCAGTTGTGATAACAGTCGCTACACCATTTAGATTCGTTTGTGCAGCGAAATTAAGCGTAGATAGTGTTTTTACCACACCGTTAATCGTAATAGCCAATGAACCCGTTGTAATCGCCGTCCACAATGTCATTGACTGCTCAGCAGTTGTAAGTGTTGCGCCCTTAACAAATGCCCCCGTGGCAGTTCTTAGCCATCTACCAATCATTATGCTAGATGGTTTTGGTGACTGTGCAAAATACAAAGACGAAGCTGTGTATTCTGATGAAGTCGTTCCAAAATCAACCGCCACAGAGTCAATGTCTGTGTATGAGCGAAAACGCTCTACCCCGTCAATGATATTACTATCACCGACTAAAGCAAGTATTCCAAACGAGCGTCTAGGCGTCGCTGTGGGTGATAGGTTTATGTCGACTCCGACCAGTCTGTTTACCGATAATTCCATATAAATCCCCTTTTTTTATGTTGATATTCCAACATTAGCTGTAGCAATGTTGAGTATATTATAGGATTTTATAACTTCCCGCGCAAACTCAAAAACAATATCATACCTATCATGCCACAAATCATTAATGAGTTCAGGTGCACGAGTGGATGTGGTGCAAGTTATATACCCGAAGCCATTTGAGTGTAGCACCTCTCGATTTTGACCTACCTCAAGCCCGTCTCTCATTTTCCTCAAATTTAACCTTGCGTCGATGCCATAAAATGAGCACATCAAAGAGTACCGCTCATGTCGAATTAAATTAGCAGATACTTCACCCCCCTTGATGTATGCTGTATCATCGACATCTAAACTAGAGACACCAAACGCGCACCAATTTGTGCTGCTCGTTGGTACGGTTGGTGCTATCGTTTGCCACCTTGCACGGATGAGTGTCCTATCTATTTCAGTGATGCCAAATATCAAATCATGAAAAAAATGTTCTATGTTTAAATCTGTTTCAGTTTCTATTAAATATCCGCCAGTGCTTGAATTAGGCATTAATTTAGCCCCTGCAACAAACAATCTGCGCGCGTGTAGCCAGTGCCCCAGTTTTTATAATCTGTTACTGTTTTGACGATGTAGTTTTTACCCTGCCACTGTAAATTTTGTTTGTTTACTTCAAATTTATATGACGCATAAACCGTTATCCAATCTGATATGACCGTGTGTTCGGGGTTACGCTTTAGTGTTTCCCCGTTCCCTGCCTGCACCACCGCGTTCATCATTGATATTGTGGATGTTAATACAGTTTCGCCATAATCATTGATTGATTCTATGTTTTCAGTAAGCGTGATAGTATCCTGGAAATCAGTGTCGCTTATGACTTCTGACACATCTATAAATGCCACAATCATGTCTCCTTGACTATGTATGTTATTGAGTTTCTAAGTTGACCCGTGTCGACTAAAGGTTTTGTACGCTTAACACCTCTTTTTGCCCGTGCCAAAAGTGTTGCATCCGATAATGGAGCGAACCCATCAGCGGTGTTTATTGTATTTTTGACACTATTTGACGCTACTATCCCCGCTTTTGTGAGTGATGACCCTATGTTGCCTTTTTCTGAAAGTGCATTTTTCGCACCTTCCCCTAAAATACCAATTGTTTTATCTTGCACTGCTTTAACGCCTGGTATCAAAAAAGGTCTTGCAGGGATGTTCCGTGCAGGGCTTCCAAACTCATGCATATACCCGAGTGTCGCATTGTTTGACTCATCATCTAGTCTAGCGTTTTGTGCAGCAGGGATACCAACATATACACGCCGACGCTCAAGCTTAGCTATGTTTTTCATAACCATAGCGACTTTGTCAACTGTTATTTTCATCATAGTTGGATGCACCCTGCGCCGTACATACGCGCTAAGCGAATAAACATTTTGCCATAAGTAGAAGTGTTCCAGTGTCCAGCGTTTAACTCTGAAGTTGACCCTGTATCGTATCCGACACTAACATCACCGATTGACTTACTATTTAAAAGCCCAGTCTGTTTACCGATGTCACTGTCCGATGCGAGAATCAAGTGATGAGCCGTGTATAGCTCAACCGCCTGATTGCGAATATCGCCCCATTTATCAATTGCCACATTACTTTCAGCTATGGTACTCCAAAATGCGACCATATCGTTTGGGTACTTTACAGTATCCACAAATAATGGGAAATTAACACGAAATTGAGCGGTATCCAATTTTAAACCTTGCTTGCTTTTGTCTTTTTAGGTGCTTTAGAATTTTCGTCAAAAATCAAAGGTTCTTCATCTTCGTCTTCTTTAAGAATCTCAATTGAACCATCCAAAACTAGAGCTCCGAAGTACCAATGCGAAGTGACTTCTTTGTCTAGCACATGTTCGCCTTTACCAAAAGTTTCACCATCGATTGAAAAACTTACTTTAGAATTTACTATCATTTGTAGTCCTTTGGACGGCTTAAATGCCGTCTGCGTATCTAACCGTTTCAGGGTAGATAAATTCAAGCTCACCGAACGCCGAAAGGTATGGCGATGAGAACCTAATTCCTTGATAGTATGGTGTCTCACGCCTAATAGGCACTAGCGGGTATCTAACATACTGCTCATTGTTTGTGTATACAATCATTCTATTAGTTCCAGTTGCCCCACGACCCGTTAACCATTTAAGCGGTTGGATGTTCAACTTAGCACCGTTTATTCTAAGCGAAATAGAGTTGTCTTCTAAGAATGTCAAAATTGAAACATTCCCAGCAGTGCTAATTTTTTGTGATGCCAAGTAAGCATATTGGGCAGGTGGTAATCTTAGCTCAGAAGGACAAACACTGTAACCAGTTGACGCCCACGCCGCTTCAATTATCGTATTGACATCTTCTAAAATCTCATCAGGTGTTGCGTTCCCTACCCATGTAGTGCCACCAGCTGCTTTCGATGCAACAGAAGCCGATGTTACCGCGGTGCTAGTGATAAGACCCGTGTACCCTACTGTAGTGTCACCGATATAAACGGACTCGTCAATATCCATATTATACTTGATTTTCATACCGTTCATTTTTGACACATCGATAGGTTGCCCGATGAGCTGTGAACGCTCAAGCTCAACCTGTGAGTAAGAGACTTCTTGCCCCCAAAGTCTCAATGCGCTTGTTACGCGTTCACCGTTCACATCGATACCTGCGATAGTTGTGGTGTTTGGTGCGATGAAATTTTTACCATTCGCGTTAACGCCACCCGTTGCACCAAAAGAAGTTCTCGTGAACGATGTAGACTCGTTCGCCATTGAAATACCTGCGCGCAAATTAATGTCACGACTCCATGTCACGCTATAAAGTGGCTCATGTATTGTCTTATCAAAGTTGTCTAACTGATTCATAAAATATGATAGTGAACTATCTTTTGTTTTTGTTGCCATTTAATCCCCTTATTTAATTCTAATTTCAGTGATGTTGTTAGCGTCTTTGCCGTCGACCGCCCACACCACACCTGCTAGTGCCACACTGTTAACGCCGTCTGCTGTTGCCTCGAAGTCTCCAATCGCTTTGCCTGTTGCTGCAACTACACGGGCGTAAACGATACCGCCACGAACGGGTGTACCAACTTTACATACCGCATTCACATAGCCACTTACTACAATCCCTGCCACCTGTTTTGTGCTAGGTGTACCATTTGCAAACAGTTCAGCGAGGCTACCTGCAATCGAAGGTGCAACACGAGACAAAATAGCATAAAAAGATGCTTCGGTATCTCCTGCCGCAAAAGGTTCTGCTTTCCCTGCCACAAGCTTCACTGGTGCACCAAATGCTAACACTGGTTTAAGTGGGTTCAAAAAGACACTCTCAACTACAGTGTCGCGCGCGCGCGTAATACTACCTGCAACACCTGCGGGCATTCTATTTAAATATGACGCCATTTTAACTCCTTACTTTTTGTTTGCCCAAAATTGGGCGTTATTTTGATTGATTTCACCTATGCTTAAAGTCTTTGATTCAAAACTATCTGCTGTCGGTCGTGTCATTGTAGAGTTACGCTTTACTTTAAGCAATTCTGAAACCGCCACAAACAATGCGTCACCAGTTACACCGCTAAGAGAAGCTACTATCTCTTTGCCCTCTTCGGTTGCCATAAATGCATCCATAGCTTTTGTTTTCACATCTCCATCTTTTGTGATGCCAGGCGCGATAATTTCAGCACGAGCGATTGTATCTGCCGTCATCTTTTTCTCTTCTTTTTTCTCTTCTTTCTCTTCTTTTTTCTCCATTTCAAGTGGTTTTGAAAGTAGCTCTAGCATCATGTCGAGTTTTGACGATATTTCACTCATGATGTCGGGTTGTGTCTCTACTGTTTTTGTGGTCTTTTTTGGTTCTACTTCTTTTTTTGGTTCTGTCGCTTCCCCCTCTACAGAATCAAACACACTAGATAGTGCGTCAATAAACTTCTCTTTTAGTGTCATTTTTACCTCTTTTTTATTGGATTTACTGTCTTTAACCGAGCATAAAGCCCCGCACCTACCATGCCGCACAAGTGCCACATGATTCCCTAAGATACCTTTTTGCGCGCCAGTACCATCGCCATTATCGACATAGTCAGCATCGTACCCACACGAAACTTCTCGTAAACCATCGCGTACTTGAATTATTGCATTTTTTGATGTTATCATCAAATCAGCCATGATGTAACCGTTGTTACCATCATCAACTGCTCTCACATTAGTGGTTGTCCCAACAGAAAAATCGCTCCAATTGTCTGAAGTGACATCGTGCTCGGGGTGTCCTACAGTAACGGGTTTACCCTCAAAAGATGCGATTGTTTTTGCATCCAAAACCTCATCTTTTGTCCTGTGTATTTGTACCATCGCGCCGTCTTTTGCCTTAACGGGCACTTCGGTCGCGCTGTACTCTTGCGTGCCAGTGCGCGCGATAATTACATCGTGACAAATTAAAAACCCCTCAGGTGTTTCAGTGATGTTATCGCTTAATTTTGTGCCGTAGTACATCATTTTTCATCCTTTTATTTGTTAAATGTTACCACTTGTAAAAATTTTGTGCAAATCAAACTATAATTTCAGCGTAGCATCTACAGTTTGGTAACGCTCCAGCGTGCCCCGTTAGCCCGTCCAGTGTAGGCGGTTCATCCCATCGTACAAACTGTCCTTCCATGTCCCCGTGACTGTCTCTCACATCACCATCTAGTGAAGTACGCCAAATATAACCCTCACTCCCAACACTTTGCGCGCGTGCTTGATTAAAAGTGGCTGTAGCTTTGCCTATCTCAGTTCGTGCTATAAGCATCGCGCGTGCTTGTGTTACTTCATTTGTCCTTAGTATCTCTTGTGCTAACTCTTCGGCACGCGTGCCATCTGCTGCGGCTTTTTTTGCTAACTCTTGAACGCGTAACCCTGCTTTAATGGGTATCGAGGTGATAAGCTCTACTTGTTCTCTAAGTAGTTTAGCAGCCTGCTGTCCTGCCATGCTTTCGGCAAGTTGTCGATTGTACTCTTTGCCAACGGATTTCATTTGTGCCATAAAAAGACGGTCACTTTGTCTGTTAGCATCTCGCAACATCTTCTCTGATGTCTTTGTCGCCCACGGCACAAGTTGCTGTGAGTATTTTGAGAGTAGCGAAAATAAAGATGAGTCCACGATATGTTCATCCACATGCGCCATTATCAATTCGTAAGCAGTTCGCGCTATTTTCTTTAGCTGTGAAAAATAGCGACGCTCTGATGCTTTTGATGGTTTATTCATTTTCAGTCTCTACATTTTCAACTGTTGTAAATGGCGGTTCGTTTTCAGCTTCCTCAATCTCTTCGTCTGTAATATTGGTATATACCCCCGTTTTGTCAGATAACTGTCTAAGCTCTTTCATCGCGGTTGGTGTACTAATTAAGCCCTCTTGATGAGATGCAATGATTGTGTTAGTCGCCGTATTTGCGATTGTCACCTTTTGTTCGTCTGACATTTGCCATAACGGTTTAAATTCAAATGTCGTGTCTATTGGAAGTGGTTTTGTGTATAGTGATCGGTAAACTGCTGATAGAATTCTTTGTGTGCCCTCGCGTAACATGGACTCTTGTTTTGATAATATGGTGTCGTAATACATCCTAATGTCACTTTCCCCAGTGGCACTCATACCGCTAGGAGACTGACCAAAAAGACGAACCAGTGGTATACCCGACGCGCCTGCTAGTTGTTGTCCAAACTGCAAGATGATGTCAGATAATCCTGCAAAAGAGTATGAAGTTGTTGCGAACATATCGTTTTTGTCGAGTAGGGTTAATCCTTCGTTGTTTTGCAGCATTCTCACATAGTCAAACATCTTGACAAGTCCCTCTTCAGCTTTACCGCCTGTTGCAAGTATTTCACGCAAACCATCGACACCTACCGTTCTTAAGTAAGCGCGGTCTACCAAATTGGATGCGCCCATTGTAGCTGTATCAAAACTGATAAGCCTGTCAAATAGGCGTTCTAAGACTGATTCGCCCCAATACATCTCGGTTATAGCTTGAAAATATGGTAGCTTGATACCATCATATCTAACAATACGCGTGTAGTGTATTTTTGCACCCAAAGACTGTGAGTTTTCATCAAAATCAGTAACGATTGAATAATACCTCGGTAGCCCTGCTTCCGCGCCTTCGTTTGGGTTTATAATGTCGTTCATTGACGGCATCAACTGCCACCTATCGTATACGACAAGCCCTTTAAATTGATTTTTACCGATTGTATCAAGCGATAGAGGTGTGCTTAAGTCCTGCCCGTCGATTATCATAACTGCAATAGCACCACCATACAAGCGTGACCATTTTATAGCGTCTGTTATGTCACCCCACACGCCAGTCTTTGTGAAATATCTCTCAATCTCTGACGACTCAGACGGGTCTCCAGCGTGCTTAAGTTCAATCTTTGCACGGGTCATGTCTTCGGCTATTGCATCGACGATGTTGCCTACCATCCAGTTGCCCCTATACGCGGCTTCAAGCTGTATCCTATTTTGTGTTATATGATTAAGTTGATAATGCCCCCTAGATAAGCCATTATCAACAGAACCATAACCCAATCTGCTTGTAAGGTTTGCAAATCCGTCAGTTGTTTTGGTGTCAGATGTCTTAAAGTTTCGTCTTTGTCTTTTTTTTATCATGTTTAAATCCTTATTTGTGTTATTTTAACACACTAAATTATGTTTTCAAAGTTGTAAAGCGCGCTATTTCCAACGCAATATCGCTCTATTGCATCTAGCATAGGGTCTATTGTGTCATCGTGTACGCCATTTGGGAAAGATACTGCCTCATCTGTTAGATGCGTTATGTTTGGCACTTGGGAGTTAAGGTATACCCTACCCATCTCGATATAAGTGCCAAAAATATTAGCTCTCTGCTCTTTATCAATGTTTCTTTGAATCGCTTCTACTTTCATTCTTTTTGACTTAAACACTTGCAGCATAGATGAACCGCTCGATTTGTCTTCTATGTACATCTTTTTAAAATCTTGACGGCGTTCGTGTTTAAAGTAAAATCCCTCAATAAGTCTTTGTGCCTCAGGTGCATTCTCTTTAATTCTTATCATATCTAGTAAATAAACATTGCCGTCATGACTACCCCACAGTTGAGCCACAGTAAAATCGTTCCGTTCCCCCTTTTTTTGCGCGGTATCCACAAAAATGGCGGTCTCTCTAAACTGTGGCATGGCTTCCCACCATTTAAACCACTCCATTTTTAGAAGTTCCCCATCTTGAACGATTGGCGATTGTTGGTATAGTGCCTCAAAGTTCGACTTAGGCATCGTGTTTTTACGCTCCAACAAAAAATCAAGACTCTTTAGTTCTGGAAACAATGCCTCACCCTCATTGCGATACTCTTCATCTTGTTTTGCTATTGCTTCGTATTTGATAACCTGTATCTTATCGCCAAATGCTTTTATCATTCTGCCCGCAGGGTCGTCAATGTGCCACCGCGTCAATATAATCAGTAACCCTGCATCCTCACTAAAACGAGAGAAAAAATCATCCGTGAACCAATCCCACACCTTTTGTCTGATGGTCGCGCTATTGGCTGCTTCACGCCCTTTTATTGGGTCATCCACATAAGCAATGTCGAGACTTTCACCAGTGATAGAACCTTGAACTGTGGTATTACGGAAATATCCGCTATGTCCAGCATACTCCAAAATCTCTTTATTTCGTAAGCTTTGCCCTGACGCTGTAGTGATGTTCTTTGAGTTGAGTTGAGTGTTTGTAAATATTCGTTTGTATCGTTCTGAACTAAGCGTCCGTTGTACTTTAAGATTAGCGCGCACGCCTAAACGCTCCGAGAAAGAGGCGTATATGTTTCTTAGGTCAGGATTTTTACCCGATGCCCAGCAGATAAAATCTGTTATCGCCTCGCTTTTACCGTGCTGAGGTGGTGCTTGGATGATTAGTTTTGGCTTTAATCCTGCCTCTAGGTCTTCGTAGAATCGTTGGAGATGTGCTGTGATGTCTAAAAAAAACCACCCTATCTTTACTTTTGGGTTGATGCGTCGCCTAAATGTTAAGAAGTCATCTTGAGCGTGTTTGTCAAGCATCACCTCAAACAAATCAAGGTCGGATAAAGTCACAATGTATACCTCGCTTTTTAAGCTCATCTAGCATCTGTTCTTTTGTAAGTTCTACATTTGTGTTTTGTATATTTGTTTGTGTATTCATTTGCGTATTTACATTCACATCGCTTTTAGCAGCGTGCCGTTGTGACACTCCTAATGTATCTGTTATTGTCTGCATTCCTTTCGCTAAGCTAGGTATTTCACTAGCTGTTGCCTCATCTGCTATTTTTAACATCCGATTAAACAACTTGCTTGATAACGCTACCATCGCTTTTTTAAATTCGGGGTGTTTTTGTTGCACGATGTCCAGTGTGTTTTGAGCTAAATCGGGGTGTGTTTCTTTTAGTTCCACTAAAACTTCCGAAACCTCATCAAAACCCTTTATGACTGATTTCGCTTGTTCTGATACCTGCCAATTTTTGCATCGTTCTGACAATCTATTGTATGGCACTTCATGCTTCATTCTTATTTGAGCTTGTGTCAATCCACACTCATAGTCTATTTTGATTTTGTCCCAATCATATTTCGCTGGTCGTGCCATATTATTCAATGTCCTTAAATAAACTAAATACCTTTTTGTTAGTCTTCTTGTGTTTTACCATACGGATACACTTCTTTTTTATCTTTTTTCTGCCTTCGGTGACAACACTTGGTATGTCCCGTGGTTTTTCTCTCACAAATAGCTTGTCTACTGGCGATAATAGTCTAATGAGTCGTCCCATGTCGTGAGATTCAATATTCAAAGCAACATCTTCTAAATTGTCTAGTAGAACATCGTCAAACTCAAGATTGCTTAGTGTGTCTTTTAACTCATGAAATTCAAGTTCACTTTTTTTGTTGATGATTAGCAGCACGACCATTAAGCTAATAGAGTCGTTAAAATCGGATGATATGTCGTAGTATCTTGTTATTAGATTTATGTCCACAATCAAAAATCCCCCAAACAAATTTTATGTATCATAGTGTACCCAATTTATGACATTGTAACAACAAAATGTATATTGGAATCATGTTTTTAATGCTTTTTCTATTTCAGTTAAATTTTGCACTATCTGCTCTTGACTCAATGAGTTACGCCTAATGCCTATTTTAATTTGTGCCACCATGGTCGCTACATCATTACATAGAGCTTGAATTTCAGCAAACTTATCAAGTAATTGAAGTGTCGCGATGGGTCGATGTGTTTTGAATTTTACTGGAGTTCGTTTCATATAAAATTACACACTAAAAAGGTATTTCGTCAGTGTCGATGTCTATCTCAGGCAAAGGTGCGTGCTGTGGCGTTGGTGCGTTGTGCTGTGGCATTGTAGAGCCATAGCCCTCGTATGATGTCTCGTATCCTTGCTGTTGTGTTTCCTCTTGCTTGTTATCGTCTTTTGAACCTATCATCTGTAAACTTTCAACTATGACGCTATGCTTGCTTCTTTTGCTTCCGTCCGTCGCCGTCCACTGGTCAAGCTTGAGTCTGCCATCAACTAAAACCTTGCTTCCTTTGCGTAAATACTGATTGGCTATTTCAGCCGTGCGTCCAAAAAAGGTGATGTCTACAAAAAGTACCTCTTCTTTTTGCGTGCCATCTTGAGCTTTAAATTTGTGTGAAGTGGCTATGGCAGTATTGCCTATGGCACTGCCACTTTGCGTGTACTTAATCTCAATGTCTCTTGTAAGGTTGCCTGCTAAAACTATTTTATTGTACATTTATGTATCCTTTTTTGTTGTTTTCATATCCACCTCACTTAAGAGGTATTTTGTCAGTATTGTCTGTTTTTGGTGCAGATATGGCTTTGTTTATCACAATCTTCTCCATCTGCACGCATAGCCTCTCAAAAAGCATATCTTGACCGCTTTGGCTTCTTTGTAAGTTTACGCAAGATGCAAGGCTTCCTATTTTTGACAGTTCTCTCTTATCAAAGTCAGTAAAAATGCCAGCTCTATTGCTAACAAAATTATCAAAATCTAAGAACGGTTTATCAAGGACATGGATGCTTACGCTTCTTACTTTTTCAGAAAGTTCAAGTGCATACTTGTTGCCCCCCTCTATTCTTTCAGTATTATCTTCTCTCGCTGCTCTCTCTTTGTAT